TTATTCGATTTCAAGACCATCAATCTTTACTTCAAGCTCCATGCTGGTCGTAAATCCATTATCCGGGCTGACAGAATGCGTCAGGGTGGTAATGGTCCATTCTGCATCATCAATCGGCTGCTTAAATCCCGTCACCTTCACCGGCATTTCCGTATAGAGATCAGCCCGCCCCTCAGCGAGCTGCAGGGAAAATGAAGCAACCCCGCGCTGCAGGCGTTCCCACTGCATTTTTGCTGCGCGCTCTGCATTGCTCCGGTTGGCGTAGGTACGATTAAGAACCAACACGTTTTCATCCGTTCCCACCAGATAATCACCCTGTTTTGCTTCCGGCTCTTTGGGTGTGGTGGCTTTCTTTCGACGACGCTTAACACTGGTTGTCTCTTTTTTCCTGGGTTCACGCGTATGCAACCAGCTGGCAATAACACCGGTATAGGCACCACGATCAGCAAGGGTGAACCGATGACCGTCACCGGCTTTGCGCGTGATGGTGATAACCGGCAGCGGCTTGCCGCTTGCCGTTCTTCCCTGTCCCTGCCGGATAAATAGCAGGTTCCCGTCTTTAACGGAAGCAATCGCCCCATACTGCCTCGCCAGTTTCATCAGAAAACTTGCATCGCTTTCATTGGTCTGGTCCATATGATCCAGCGCCTTATCCGTCAGGTCTTTACCCAGCGCCACTTTGAGGTTATGCCGGGCGGCGATTTCCTTTACCACCTCCCCCACCGTTGTCTGATGCCATGATTTTTCGCGCCGTGTATTGAGGGTTTCACGGAAATCTGCGCTACGCGCCCTGATGGTCAGCCGGTCAGGGGCACCGCTGTGTTCAATTTCATCTACGGTAAAAGCCCCTTTAGGGAAAAGCGGCTGGCCTTTCCAGCCCAGCGCCAGCTGAATCACAGCCCCACGTCGCGGCAGGGCGATCAGCCCGTCGGCGTCGTCCAGCTCCAGATCAAGCTGGTCCGCTTCAAAGCCCCGGTTATCCGTCAGTGTCAGACTCATCAGGCGCGCGTCCATCACCGTCGTCACGTCTTTGCCTTCGATGGTGATACTGAAAGCCGGGCTTTTGCTGTTCAGATTCAGGAGATCAGAATTAACGTTCACTGCAGCAATCCTCCAACCGTGTTTTTAATCCCCCCAATAGCAGATGCTGCGGAGTCCTGCAGGTTGCTGAGCTGGTCACTCAGGCTCCCGAACATGTCAGAGAGCGACTCATCAACCCGTTTGAGGGTGATCGTAAACTCAATGCGCCTGGGCATTCCGCTGGCAAAAAACTCCGTCTTTGTCTGGCTCAGACTCTCAATAACAAACATGCCGTAAATGGTTCCACTACCTTCAATCAAAGGCCATGCCTTGCCCAGTTCAGCCATTTGTTCCAGCGCCAGTAATGACAGTCTGCCGCCGGTCACTTCCGGCAGCAAAACCCCGGACAGTGTCAGTGAATCGTTATCCGGGCCAAGAAACTGCGTTGACGGACGGCGGTTCACCCGGCTGTTGGCGGCGTGTCGCCAGCTGCGCTGATACTGCAGTTCCTGATAAGGGACAGTGCGCAGCATAAATACATATAAACCCAGTACCATCATCATGATTCATACCCCCCCTGATCGCTGAAATTGCTGCGTGCTTTTGCCCTGGCCCGGCGCTCCCGTTCGTCAAGCTGGCGTGCCACTTCACGGGCAATATCCTGCGCGTTCTGCCCAGGCTGAGCGACAATATGAATGGGCGCATTTATCTCATAACGAATAACCGGCGGCGGGCTATATGCCTTAGCAAGCGGGGGCTGGTATGCCCTCGCAGGCAAACTGAACGGATGAAGCGGAACCGCTTCTGCAGGTGTCGCAGCTACCCCCATCACGCCAGCAACGACAGAGGCCAGCGCAGCAGTACGCCGCCTGCTGGTAACATTTGCCGGTCCGTTCACAATTTCAGGGCCATTTTCTCCGACAATGCCAAACTGCCCGCGTGGAATGATCCCGCCCGTGTCGTACATCCCCGCGTAAGCCGGGAACCCGCCTGGCGGCAGCACCACTTTGCCGTCACTGTTCACTGTGGCGGACTGCTGCTGCGTAACCTGCGCAGGTAGTTTCGCCTTTGCCGCCTCCTTACTGACAATACCGAGCTTTTCCAGCAGCCATGACACACCGGATTTAAGTGACTCAAGTGGGTGCATCACCATATTCAGACCTTCCGCCAGCGCCCCACCAAACCGACGCCCCATTGCAGCTGCGCTGTTCAGTTCTTCGGAAGTGGATTTAACCGGGGTAAGTAAATCATTGAACCAGCCCCACAAGGCCTGCACCCTGTCACCAATCCACTGAAACACGGGTCTGAGCGGCTCAAAGGCGGCGCTGATGGGCGCAGCAGCGGCTTTGAACCCTTCCACCACGCCCCCCAGAAATGCACTGATGGGCTGCCAGTATTTCCAGATAACTAGCGCCACGCCTGCCAGTGCAGCCACAACCAGCCCTACAGGACTGAGCAGTGCACCCAGCAGGCTACCAACAGCAAATAATGCCACGCGCAGCAAAGCCAGCGGACCAGAGATCAACAAACGCAGCACGCTACCTGTACGTGTGGCAGCGGCGGCTGCAGAAGGTAACGCTTTAACTGACAGCATGGACAGGCCAAACCGGATAACCGCCAGCGGTCCCAGCACAGCAGCCACCGCCACTGCCAGCGCCCCCAACCCAACAGTAATGGCTGCCGTAGCTGCCGCCACTTTCATCAGCGTGCCAGCCAGCACGGGATTCTGCTCCACCCAGCGACGCAACGCCCCGGTCACGCGCTTAACCATGCCCATAATATCCATCAGCGGCTGGCGCAGCGTTTCCCCCAGGCTGCTGAAAGCGTTCTGCGCGCCCGTCTTAACTAGCAACCACTGCGCAGACAATGAATCCTTGTTAATGTCGGATTCTTTCTGCATGGAGCCATTAGCATCACTACCTGATGTGAGTTTCAGCTGGCGCTGCAGCTCCGGCAGGTTGTTAGCCAGCTTTGCCGCATCATCGCCAAACTCTTTGCCAAAAATCATTGTCATGGTTGACAGGCGTTTATCCTGCGGCAGATTGTTGACCTTCTCCAGAACCCGCTGAATTGTGCCCATGGCATCGGTGGTCATCTGCTTTTCAATCTCCGCCGGATTGAGTTGCAACAGATTCATGCCTTCAAAAAATCGTTTACTTTGCATGGTGGCAATGGACAGTTCACGTACCATGGCATTAGAGGCGCTGGCGGCGATTTCCGGGGCAGCCCCAAGAGAAAGGAATGTTGAACCCAGCGCCGCGGCCTTTCGGAAGTCAAGTCGGTCAGCCACGCCCCCCATACGCTGCAGGACGTTGATAATATCCCCACCCTTTGACATGGCGTTATCGTCCAGGTAGTTCAGCGCATCGCCCAGTTGTTCAATATTGCGCGTCGGAACTTTATAGAGTTGCGCGATTTTCCCCAGTCCTTCTGCCAGTTCATCTGCGGGCAGCTCAAAGGCCGTTGCCGCTTTTGCCGCCGTGGATGCAAAAGCCAGCAGGTCACGTTTCTGCTCTTCGTAAGGATCGTCCTGATTGGTCACACCCATGCGAGCACCACCTTCAACCAGCGCGGCATAGTCTATAGCGCCGTTCTCCATCGGCAGCTGTTCGCTGGCGGCCTTGATGGCATCCTGCATATCATAAAACTGTTTTGTGCGGTTGCCATTATCGTCCCGCAGCCCGTTTACCTGCTTTGCCACGCCTTTCATGGCATCTTCCATGCTGGCGTAGCTCTTAACTGCCGCCACAACAGGTGCGCCCATTGCCACCCCCGCAGCCGTAGTGGTAACCCCTGCCCCGGCGATGCGATCCCGCACCTCAAGACGGCGTGAATACTGATCGCGAACGGCGTTCATTCGCGCCTGCTGTTCGCCCAGGCGTTTAAGGGATTTCTGCTGCCGGTCCAGGGCCTGCCGGGTTTCGTCGGCATTCTGCCGCAGTTCCCGCTGCACACTACTGAGCTTTTTCGTGTCCAGTCCGGCTTCATTGAGCGCAAGACGCTGGTGCTGCACCGACTGACGTAGACCGTTATATTTGCTCTGTAACTCCGTAACGCGGTTTTTTGCCTGCTCAAGCAGCCGTGCCTGCGCCGCCGTCGGGCGATTGGTAGCAGAGAATTGCGTGGCAAGTTTCGCAGCTTCTTCGCGTGCGGCTTTCAGGCTGTTACCGGTGACTGCCAGCTGCGCGCTGGCCTTGCGGAAACCGTCAATGCGGCCCGCCTGAGCATCTAATTCTTTTAAACGGGCGCGGCTTTGCTGAATCGCTGTAGCCAGCTCTTTTGAGCTGGCCTGCGCGGATCGAAATGGGCGGGTGAGCTTGTCAACCGCATTAAGAATCACCTGCAGACGCAGGTTATTGTCACTCATCGCTGGCCCCGCTTCGCTGAATTGCCTTATGCCGCCACGCCAGCACCTCAGTCAGCGGCATAACGTCAGTGATGGATGGCGACCAGTGAAAGATGGTGGCGATGTCCGCCACAAGATCATCAATCGTCAGGCTGTCGGTAAACCGGCAAGCACCGACTTCTTCAACAAAAAAGTCACCACCTCTACCGACAGCGCGGTGAGATCGGCGGGGTCCAGCTCTGCCATTTCCTGCGCGGTCAGCGTCGGGGTGGAGATTCGTGGGATCACAGTCATCATTGCGCCCACGTCCATATCCATAATGGCCTGCAGACGGGTGCCACGCAGTGCGCCGGACTGAGGCTTGCGCAGCACAATTTCGGTAATTTCAGCTTTACCGCGCATGATGGGAGTATCCAGTTTTACGGTCTTTTCAGTCAGCTTGTCGCTCATGTTCGTATCCTGTTAATGAAATACTGGCGCGGCTGCCCGCGCCGTTAAGGTTAATCAGAGGCCGAGGGCATTACGGTGTGCTTCCATCAGGTCCACGCCGCCAACGATTTCTACCATGTTGACCAGATCGACCTCATAGAGCACCTCACCATTAATGGTCAGCTTCGCGTAGCTGTTGGTACTGCTGACTTTGGTGCTGCTGCTCTCGCCGGTTTTCCACTCGCCGGAATCCACTTCTTTATGGCGCCCGCGCACAACCAGCTCAACGGCCTGCACTTCGCCGGTATCGTCACGCTGAATGGAACCGGTGAAACGCAGTTGGATGCCATCAACGGTTGCCTTGCCCATCTGCTTGAATAACAGCAGCTCGGTACCGCCGATTGAAAATTCCGTGTCCAGTGCACCGTCATCCAGCCCCATGTCCACATCCACTGCGCCCGGCATACCGCCGCCGCGATACTTCTCAAACTTGCGGGTAAATTTCGGCAGGGTCAGAGACTCAACGATCCCCTGCCAGTTGTTCCCGTCGTTGAACAGGTTCAGGTGTTTTAACTTGCGTGGTAAAGCCATGATTCCCCCTTATGCAGCGACACGGCTGGCAAAATCGACCAGGTAACGATCGGTGATGCGCTGGCGCAGCATCAGGTTTTCAAGCGGAGGCACCGGCGTGTAGTCATAATCGATGGTCAGTTTCCCGGCTTTAAGGGTGTCTTTATCGTTAACAGACTCATCCAGCCAGCAGTCACCACCAATCAGGTATCCCTGGTTGACCAGACTGCGCATCTTGGCGCGTAGTCCTTCAATAATGTCGCGGGCCAGCGACGGATTAAGCACGCCATCCACCGCCCACATGTGCGCCTCCGCCATAGTGTCAGCCAGCACCTGCGCCGTGCGGGTGTAGTTCTCAAAGGCAAACAGCGGATCGTCACTGAGACAACGGGAACCCCAGAAGCGGAAGCCGTCTTTGCGGATCAATGTGGTGACGTCATTTTTGTTCAGCAGTCCCGCATCGGTTGCCGGGTCCTGCAGATCCCAGAACACATCAGCGGAAATGCCGGTGACACCGTTCACACCCACATTGGACAGGGTTTTATGCCAGCCGATCTGCTCGTCGATTTTGGCACGCAGGCCGAGCGCACGGGCGGAGGCGTAAGCCGTCGCGTCTGCTTTCAGCACGGTGTCAAAGTTGATGAAGTCAGGCCAGATCAGCATTCCCTCGCGCTGACTGAAATTCTCGCGATAGGCAATAGCTTCCTCCACCGTTTTGCAGCCATTAGCAGCAAGGTAGGCAAACCCGCGCAAGCTTTGCGCCACGCCCAGCAGTTCAGTAGCAACGGCCTGAGTGTCATGTCCTGGCACCCCAAGAATGCGCGGCTTGACACCGAGCTGTGACTGCGCCGACAGTAGCGCTTTCATGCCCGTTTTCTTACCGTCAGAAGTTACGCCGCCGATAATATTGGAGGTGGTTTCCGCTTCGGTTTCGCCCTGCGCCACACGCACAACGACAGTCACGGGTTTTGCCTGATCTGCAATCGCGTCCAGCGAGCGGGCCAGCGTGCCGGACTCCCCCGCTTTACCGCTGGCGGTGAGCACATCAGTCAGCAGGACCGGCTTATTGAGGGGGAACACGGACGCATCAGCATCATCGCCGGTGCAGACCATGCCCACGATGGCAGTGCTCACCGTGGTAATAGGTCGGGTGCCCTCGTTGATTTCAACAACGCGCACCCCGTGGTGGTAATCCTGAGCCATAAGGCAGTCTCTCCGGTTGACAGGGATACCTTATGTTCTGGTTGCCAGGCGTGCGGCGCACGTATTTCACGATGTGTCAGTGCTGGTACAATATCTCCACTTTCAACGCGACTGATTTACAGGGAATTTCTTGTAAAGAGTGGAAATGCTAACATCAAAAAGTAATCCAACACGATGACGACTTTCACCGGCGGCAAGCAACCGTCCGGCCTGCTCCCATTGCCCCGGAGTGAGCTTTGGACGCCTGCCACCGACTCGCCCTTGCGCCCTCGCAGCGGCAAGTCCGGCGCGGGTCCTTTCCACAATTAATTCCCTCTCCATTTCAGCGAGTGCGCCCATGATATGGAAAAAGAAACGCCCCATTGGTGTGGAAGTATCTATGCTATCCGTAAGACTGCGGAAATTAATGCCACGCTCCCGTAGCTCCTCTACCAGAACGACCAGATGACGCATACTGCGACCCAGGCGATCAAGCTTCCATACAACTAGTGTGTCCCCTTCTGATAACGTCCTGAGCAACTTTTTTAATCCGGGCCTTTCTGATTTGGTCCCGCTTATTTTGTCTTCAAAAATCAGTTCACATCCTGCGCAATTCAGCGCGTTTCGCTGTAAATCAGTATTCTGGTCATTTGTTGACACCCGTACATAGCCAATTTGCACAACAGGCCCCCTCGCAAAAGGCTGGGATCATGCCATTTACGACCGTTTTCTGCATTTTCATAAACCTCGGTTTGGGAGAAACAGCAAAGCAAGCTGCGGGCGCAGTCCAGAAAACTGGCGATGAGATGAACGGGAAGTTAACCCTGCCACAGACATCTTCCTTCGGCGTGAATACTAATAACACACTGGGCGGTAGTTCCATCGCTATCGGTGATAACGATACCGGGCTCAAAGGGAACGGCGACGGTAATCTGGCATTTATGGCTAACAACGTGCTGGCAGGATATTTTAATGAAAATGAATTGCAGCACAGTAAAAAGATGCTGACTAAAAATTTTCAGGCTCTTGTTGATAATAACTGGCCGGAGGGGGCGGGGGATTTTCTGGTCAGTTAAGCAGTGAAGCACCGTTTAGTGTACCAATGGTTCACCGTCAGAATAATGATAATAATTTTTTCCCGCTCCTGAAAGGAAAGGTCTCACTGGAGTCTGGCTATCCTGTAGCCGCCTCTTTCGGAGTATTAACTAGTGGGAATACTAATTTCCCACAAATTGCAATTCACGCGAAAACAGACTTTGATGTTAACGATAAAATATGGGTATTTGATGTTGCAACCGGAGAATTTCGCGCGCCGGGCAGGATTACAGCTACAGAAATTTTATTGAGCGGTAAAAGCCGTGTTGGTCCTGATGGTAATTTATATGGTGATGTGTGGGGTGGCTGGCTGAATGACTTCCTTATTAATAATTACAACCGTAAAAATACTGCCAGCCTCGGTGATTATGGCTGGGTTCGTGACGAAAGCACCGGGTTTATAATGCAATGGGGGACACTTGGTAGCTCAAACGGAACCTACAATTTCCCGCGAGAGTTTCCGACATCCTGCTTTGCTGTATTTGTCACCAACACTAATCAGCAGGGAGGTTCAGTGGATAATGCGTTTGGATACCCGGTGAGTAAAAGCCAGTTTTTTGCCGCGACTAAAGCATCATCAGACGGAAATGTCGTAAATGGCTATCCTGTAGCCTGGTTTGCGATCGGGAGATAAGTATCAATGAGCGATTATTATTACAGCTTTAAAGAGAAAGGTTTTTTCTACAAGCCGGATACCGAATCGGGAGATTGCCCGACTGATCTAATTCCTCTGACTGATGAACATTACCATGAACTTATGCAGGGTCAGGTGGACGGAAAATATATTGAGCACAGGAAAGGAGGCCCGGTACTGGTTGAACATCGCGAATATACACATGAAGAGTTGATTGCACAGGCTGAAGCCAGAAAAGCGGAACTTCTTGCTGAAGCTGAGTCAGTTATTGCGCCACTGGCGCGGGCGGTAAAATTGAACATTGCTACAGATGAGGAAATAAAGCGGCTGGAGGCATGGGAACTCTACAGCGTACTGGTAAACCGGGTGGATACCTCAAATCCTGACTGGCCGGATAAGCCAGCCAGTAATATAATGTTGTAAAAAAAAACAGGCTGACGTTAATAAAACACGCCAGCCTGAAGTAATATTCAGCTCATCAGGAACTGATAAACATAATAACCAGATATACCATCAGTACTGATATGGTTGTTACAGCCTTCTGTAACAAATTAACAACCACAAATCTGACACCACTCCGGTGGCTTAAGAATATCTGGTGGCCAGTTGTCACACCAGTGGGGGCGAATAAATGGGGCGGGTATTGGCGGCAGTCCACTGGAGGCGGATTTTGTATTATCTGGTGGGGGGGTTGTATCACTGGCAGCCATCGCCGATGCCGAAAAGGCTGTAGCCGATAACACCAGAAGCAATGGGAAAAATATACGATGTCTCATAATATCACCCGTGAATATTCAGACTATCCTTACTGTTGACTTCCTTCATTTCCAGCATAGTTCACGCTTCATCGTCATTGAATAAATAATTAAGTTTGTTGAGCGAGAATTTACTTAAAGAAAAAATAATAAGCATTAATATTTTTGCAATATTTCAACTCATGCCAGAATAAATGTGTGTAGATGACCTAAAAATGATGAGCAGGAATATCGATAGACAGTAAATCACTCCTGTGGTAATTCAGGCCACCTGATTGCGGTGAAGGTGGCCTCATCTGAAACGCCTGTTAAGTCCAGTGACTTAAGCTCCCTGATATACGCCATCCATTTAGTCAGGCTGGCCTTATCGTCGTCACTGATTTCACCCAACGCCAGTTCGGTTCGCCAGTCGGCAATGGCGCTGTTAGCGGCATCCAGTAGTTTCTGTCGGGTGGTTTCGGCCTTGGCCTGATAATCCACCGGAACGGGTAAAACCTTACCATCCCTGTATAACCATGAGCCATCACCACGGCAATCATCAGGACAGTCAGCAGCGTCTATTTCCGCAACAGACATATTAACCGGCCACAACATTGATACAGCATATGTGTTTCCACGTTGCGGGACTGGCTTATTAACAACACCCCAGATCACCCCCTCAGGGTCGTACATAATTTTTGCAGTATCATCAGAAAATAATGACTGACACTCATACCAGTCCTGTCCGTCGTCCGACTCCAGAAAATATGCACCTATATTTATTTCTGACTGCGTTTTACCCCTGTTTACGGGCGCGTCAATAAGTCTGAAATTTTTAATATCCTGATATTTTTTCATTATGCCGTTCCCCCTTGTACGGTATACCACTGATTCCCGACTCGTTTTTGCAAAGGCGCATAATTAATACCATCAATATTTTCGCCTTGATTATCTTTCCAGACGGAGGTAACTACATACCCGGGAGTGTTAGGCCAGGAACCTGCATTGTTCCAGGTAGTCACTGATGTGCCAGCCCCTAACTGAACATCTGCGACGAAATTATTATTAATCCAAAGACTCAGCCAGCTATTCCCCCAGACAGAACCAAAGATGTCGCCGTTATTCTGATAGATGGCCCCGCCTGCACGAAGCATGTTAGCGGTAATATCTCCATTGACCGTAAAGACAATCGAACCATCAGTATTTCGCTGACTGTACAGATGCCATCCCTGATCGTCGTCCAGTTCAATAACTGTTGGCCTGTTTGCATCGCCCCATAAATTAAACGTGGCTGTCATTGTCGAATTATTATTACTCGTCAGTGACAGCCTTTTCCCGTCACCTGCTCGTATGCCACCATTAGTGAGAACATCTACTGACAGGTGTAACCCGGAATTGTCGATATAACCGACCCGGGCATTATTGGCGTAAATACCCAGAATGCCGTCGCCATCCTGTTTAAACCCGGTATCATTATCACCAAGAACGATCGAATTACCGCCCAGTGCATTGTCAGTACCAATACCCAGCGAGCCGTTAAGCCGTCCCCCTGTAACCGGCAATGCACCCACATCACCGGCTGTTGGTTTCATCAGACTACTGTAAATTGTATATATCTGACCGCTGGTTGAGTTTCCCGGCTGTACTGATGAATATTCAGGTGTACTGTGCAGCGTGACAATTGCATTACCGGTGTAATCATATTGTGCAATTAACCAGTACGCATGCTGGCCGATATTAATATAAATATCGTAAGTGTCGCCTGATGTATTAACCCATGCGACCTCGTTAGCCGCAGCAGGCGAACGTCTCCACAACGTGGCAGTTATTCCAACAGGTGAACCATTACCAGCACGCAGCACTAATTCACTGATTGCCGCCTGCTCAAATAAGCCAACGTTAAACCCAGCCCCTCCATATAATTTAATCACCGCAGTTGATGTAGCCTGCGGCATTACAACCGTGGCGATTTTGTACCATCCAGAAGCATCATTAAATGTGATGTTGGTAGAGGTCACAGCGCCGATGGTTCTCGCAAATTGTTTTTTGTCCGGTATATCGCCGCCATTCTGTGATTTTTGCATGGCACCAGCAGCTTGCTTTGCTGTTTCTCCCAAACCGAGGTATGTGAGAAGGCCGGCGATATCTTTTCCGCTTAAATTCGTCAGTGTATTGTCCAGCGGTTGCTTTCCAGCCAGGGCGTTTATCATCGTCGTGGCAAAGTTCGGGTCATTCCCCAGAGCCGCTGCCAGCTCGTTCAGCGTATCCAGTGCTGCAGGCGCAGAATCCACTATTGCCGCGATAGACGATGCCACAAATTCCGTGTTTGCAATCTGTTTAGTGCTGTTACCCGCCGCTGGCGTCGGTACCTTTGGAATCCCTGTGAGTGTAGGGCTGTCCTTCTGCGCATACTGTGAATGCGGGTCCGGCGCAGCAAGATGCTTTGCCATCAGGTCGTCTACATATACCTTCAGCTCCAGCGCCTTATCATCTACATATTTACGGGTTGCCAGCACTACTGCAGGGTCAATTTTCAGGGTGATATTATCGGTGCTGCTGGTAATCAGTACCATGCGCACGGTCTGCGTACGTCCGCTCCCTTCTGTCAGCTGCGGCTTGTAGCTCTCAGGGCAGTTACCCACAGCGATCAGCGCACCGGTTTCATCAAACAGACCGACCTCACGAATCCACCACCCGCCCTCAGTTTCCGGGATTACCTGCTCAGCAATAATCTGGCTGTTGTTCTGCGGGTCGATATACAACATATTCAGCGCTGCGCGGCGCCTCTCAGCAACTAACGCGGTCTGTTGTGCGCTGGGTGTGGGCAGCACACCGCCACCGTCTCCCACCGCCATATGGGTAATTTTCAGCGGGATACCGAGCGCGGTGGCGCTTGCCAGTTTCGCCGCGCCGATGTCCGTCAGCAGGGTATAAAATTTTGCGCTCATGGGCTCACTCTCATTGTGTCAATAACATGGACTGCTCCGCCTTCATATGCGGTGCCGCCGGAAATGATGGTTTCGTTGATATACGGATACACCGTGATTTCTTCGCCAAGGTAGCTGGCTGCGCCAACCCAGTAAGGGCCGCTGGTCTGCATATTAATGGACATACCTGTCATGTGGCGGCTGCATGGTTTGGCATCGCTTATCAGGCGCTCAAGCTCCAGATAGGTGTCTTCGGTGATACCATGATCCTGTACACCAATATCCAGACGGAACGTCCCCGGCGTTTCGCCGGTCTGCCACCACTCAATGATGCGGATCAGGAAGCCGAACGGCTCAACCACACGCCGCACGGCGCTGGTTGTTCCTTTATGCTGATGGATATAGAAAGCATCCTGCACCACACGGCGTTTGACATTTTCTGTCCAGCTTTCATCCCAGCGGTCAACGGAAAACGCCCAGGCCAGATAAGGCAGGAATCTGATCGGGCAGGTTGCCGGGTTCCACAAATCACGCAGCGATACCTGCAGATCGGAAATCCCGCTGCAGGTCTGCGCCAGTCGGCGCTCAAGCGTCGACGAACCCGGCGGCAACAGACTATTCATCCGTGCCCCCGTTGGTAACGCTCCATTCAGTACAGGATGCCGCCTGCGTCTTATCCAGCACCACATCCTCCAGAGGGGACGTTAGCTCCACACGCTGGACGCCCTCCACGTGCAGCGCGGCATAAATGGCGCTGCGGCGGATATCACGTCCCAGCCTCGTCTGACTGGCGATGTACTTCTGCAGGCTGGCTTTTGCCGCCGCCATAACAGGCTCCGCTTCCGGCCCCGGATAAAGAAAAATGGTAGCCTCCACCCGGTACGGTATGATCTCCGCACTACGAACCGTCAGACGGTCAGCCACCGGGCGTACACTCTCACTGTTCAGGGCTTTTTCAACCACATCCAGCAGGTCTTTTACTGCTGTACCGTCACCCTCCCGGCTCAGTACGGTAAGTACCACCTCTGCAGGGACCGGACTGGTTGCGCTGGCATCTGCCACACGTCCGTCCGCACTTCTGGCGTGAAATTCATAGGCTCCCGTCGGGCCAGCAACGGACAGTCCCTCAAATGCTGCAGGGATGCGCTGGCGCAGCGCATCATCATCTTCCATCACTGCGGCGACCGGCGGTACTGCATCATTATCAGCAGGCACTACCGTCAGACGTTTCACGTTGCAGTTGGCTGCCAGCTGCTCAAGATCATTTCCTATCGAATAGGCCACCATGACCGCCTGCGCAGCCTCGTTAATACGCTGGCGCAGCAGGATTTCGCGGTATGTACTTTCCTGCAGCAGCTTGGTGACGGGTTCAGATTCCAGCGCCAGTGTGCGCCGCACCGCGTCCTGTTCATCCGCCGGATAAAGGAGCACAAAAGCGGCCTTGCGCTCAGCCAGCAGCGTCTCAAAATCCGGCACGTCCACTATCTGCGGCGCAGGCAACTGGGAAAGGTCAATGACTGCCATTGTCTGCTCCTGTTGATACGGAAAGGGAAACCGGCGCGCCGTTGTTGCGCTGCCCGGTAAGCTCAACCACCATGGAGCCATCAAAATTGCTGCTGATGGTGATGGAATCCAGCGTCAGTCGTGGCTCCCAGCGACTCAGGGCCACGTAGACCGCAGACATGATCTGCAGTCTCAGCGCCGGGTTCTGCGGCCGGTCAATCAGGGTCGACAGCAGGGAACCGTATTCCCGGCGGGCAATGCGGCTGCCCTGCGGCGTCAGCAGAATATCCCGCACCGACTGGCGCAGATGGTCGGTATCCGTAATCGCTTTTCCATTGCTCTGACTCATACCGAGATACAGCGTCATACCGGGCCTCCGGTGGTGTCACCGCCTTTCAGGACACCAGTATGCTGATGCGCATCAACTACGATCCCGTTAGAACTCATCGCACCGCCGCCCTGGGTGACGCCGCCATTAATCACCACTTCGCTGTTAATACGCGTGCGGTCAGCCTCCACCACAAACTCACCGGTTTTCAGGGTGATATTGTCTGCCGCCTCGATCACCATGGATTTGATGCCTCTGACGAACCAGCGCCCGGTGGTAGGTTCATATTCAAACCAGCCCCCGTCCGGGTACTCCGTCACGCAGCCATCCACGGAATCCGACGGTGGCGCAAACTGATTGGAGTAGATGGCAGGTAGCGCAAAAGCGGTTTCCAGATTGCCGCCCATGCTCAGCACCACCACCTGCTCATCCGGCGACGGACACCACCATGTACGGGCACCACCTGCGCGCAGCGTCAGCCAGTTAATCCAGTTTGTTTCAAGTTCGCCCACCTTTACCCGGCACAGCCAGTTTTCCCGATTCACTTCGGTCACAGTGCCGGTGCGGATCAGATTGGTGATAAGGCGCATGATTTCTGTTAGTTGTGCATTCATTTCTAAAGAATCTCACACTAAAATGGTCTGACAATGCGATGAAGATTGTATGGATGAAGATACAAAACGGAGATTGAATGTTTACTATTGGTATTTATGGTTTTACCTTAACGAAAGTAACTCATTTTTCGTTCGGGACAATGTACCCCGTAGAAACAAGCTTATTTAAATTAAAAAAATATCGCCAAGATAAAGATAAACTGTATCTTACTGCTTTCCTTGAGCTTGACGTTCCAGATAGAAATGAAGTAACTGACCTTATATTCCATTTGGAAAAAATCCTAAGTTTTATAGAACAAAGACCCGTGCTCATTAAATATCAACTGCATGATAAAGAAAATAAAAATAACCTTTCTGACAATTACCCTAGGAATATAATTCCTAACATTAATTTATCAAGTTCAGGTGAAGTTCTCCTTGAGGATAGTTTTTCTAAAAACTCCAGACGCTACTTTATCGAACTTGCCATTAATAAAATAGTCATTGCTGAAGATCGTCCATTTACAACTATGCTTCATAAGAACGTATTAGTTTTTTCCAATCCAGTGAATTATCTTGATGTATCATACTACTTACTTTTCTCTGGTCTTGAGTCATTAGTCCGCGAGCGTGAAAATGACTTTAAATCTAATATTGCACCGATCATGTACCGTTATCTCACAAAGCATGGGTTTAATGTCAAGCAACAAAATAACAAACATCATGAGATTTCACTTGATATTTACTGCAGTTTAAGGAACGCATTATTTCATAATGGTCAATTCCAAACCATGCCAATGAAAAGAGGCTCTCAATTAATCAGTTTTGCACTCAAAGATTTTTATTCACAATTTAAAAGATTAAACTGTCTGGTCATTTTAAAAGAAGCTGGATTCAATGACACCTCAATCAATTGGGACTTTAGTGATTACAGACATCCATTTCATTAACTCACACTGATAACCAATGAAACAAAATGTCGTGAGTGACTGATCCCACCTCATCATTCACGCCCAGCAGGCGGCGCTCTGCGTAGCGGACCTCCGGGCCTTTACGGCTGACGCGATCGCGCAGGCCGTAATGGTGAACACGGGCAATACGCTGCACCTTGCCCTCAAACTGCACGCTGGCAGAGTCGGTACTGGCAGCAGTTTTCAGGTATTTCGCCGTGCGCAGCTTCGCAAACATCTGGCGTTTGATACGTCCCTTCTTGCTGCGGGCTGTTACCCGGCGTGGCTCATAACTGCTGCCATCAGGATTGCGCTGCATCCTGATATTCTGCTGCTGTGCCCGTCGCAGTTCCTGCGCCAGTTGCCGCATCATACGGTTGCGTGCGGCAGGCTCCAGATTCGCCAGCAGCGCCGTCAGCCAGTCATCAACCTTCTGCAGCTCATCCACGTTTCACCGTCCACATTTCTTCGGGTTCGTCCGGCTCCAGCACCGCTTCAACGCTCGATACGCTGCCGTCAGTGCTGACCAGCACACGCTCAGTCAGTTGCAGGTTCATGCTGATATCGCACACATCGTTTCGCAGAATATCCACTTCAAAGGTGAACAGTTTTTCGCGCAGATCCGGGTTGTTGATGGCGTCCGGCTGGCTGGTACTGAGCCACAGCAGGACTGGGGCCATCAGCAGATTCTGGTCGCCGCTGAAATCCTCGATCACCACGTTCAGGGTGTAGCGGTATTCCCATGACATGGAACTGGCTCCTGTTGCCACCAGTGAGCCGTTATCAACGAAAAGGTGCAGCTTGTCCGGGTTGTCCCGGACATAGGCAACCGCTTTATTCAGGGCGCTGCGTAAGGACTGCGGTTTGTTCACTGTCTCGCTCCTGACACGCAATAATTGTGTCCACTTTGTCAGCACAGACCGCCCAGGCGGCCTCGGTTTCATCCAGCACCGCATTCAGATCGCCGTTACTGCGCGGCGCTGACCTTTCCAGGCGGCACTGCGTCACTCTGGGACAGCCACTCACGGTAAGCTGCACCTCCGGCGAGGGCCGGACGCTCCCGCAGCCGGATAATGTCAGCAGGCAAAGGAGTGTCAGCCCAGCGGCGCAAATCCTCGTTTTCACGTTTCAGTTCCTCGATCCGGCGCTGACGGCTTCGCAGCAGTGCGGTGGTCTGTTCCGCTGCCGCATAAAGCCGCGTCTGCTCCCGGCTGTTGGTTTCGGTCAGAATGGACAGGCCGATCAGCTGGCTGTTTTTCTTCGTCAGCTCCTGCGTTTTGCTTTTCAGCGCCGCGCCCTGCGTTTCGATGGTGTGGCTGGCATTGTTTAACCGCCACGACTGCCAGCCCAGCGCCGCAAGTGCCAGCGCCAGCACTACCGCCAGCGCACGCATCAGGCCGCCATCGGCTCATGAAGCTGTGAGCGGGCAATCTGATACAAAACCAGCGTCAGCAGGTAAAACACCAGGGTGATCACCCATCCCGAAAACGCCAGGCACAGAACAATAAGCAGCCTGATAGCCCATGTACGCACGGGTTTTACGGGGTGCGCCCTGAATTTGATTAATGCCGCCCTGACCTCATCGCGCGCCCGATCTCCGGCGAACCACCCGACAGCGCACAGCGCAGCAAGCAGCCAGGCGAGGAAGCATGACACCCAGACAGACGCACCAACCAGAACTGGCGCACCGCTGCGCGGATACAGCAGGCTGATTACCAACAGCGCAGCCCATGCCAACTGGAAAAAAACGCTCATGACTTTCTTTTTCATTCCGTTATGCTCCTTTTAAGCACCAGGCCATTTCCCGCGCGCGGCGGTTGTCCAGCCCCTGATTAAACACACCTTTGACATATACCCAGCGCGGCAGCTGATGGCAGGCATCCGCCCAGCGTCGCTGGTTCAGCAACTTAACCAGCGTGGAGCTGCAGGCGTTGCCGGTGCCCACGTTGAAAGCAAACGACACCACCGCGTCATAGACCTTTTGCGGCATCGGCTGCACCACACATTTATCCAGTGCTCGCTCCACGCGCAGCACGTTGGTGATAAGTCCCTGCGCCGCCTGCCGTTCCGTGATGGTTTTTCCAGGCACCACACCGGACGTATTGCCGATCCCGTCAGTCCAGACGCCCGCGCTGCACTGATAAGGCTGCAGGCGGCATCCCTCGTAATCGGCGATCAGTTTCAGCCCCTCAACGGAGGTATGAAGCGACTGAAATCCGGGCAGCGTGGCTGCGATAGCCAGCACCGCCCCGACAAGGCAGCGCTTAACGATTGAAGGATTCATATTCCCCCCGCGAAATCTTGCCGCCACGTAACAATTTGAAAGACTGGTGTTTGTAGTACCAGTTGATAGCCAGCATCAGCACACCAATCAGTACGCCGCCAACCGTTGACGCATCCTTGAGCGACAGATCGCCCAGCCATGCCAGCAGCACGGCAATGCAGTAAGTGATAAAGGCGCTGATTCGTTCAAGCGTCATAATTCAGTCCCATAGCTGGACGGTCTGCGCCGTGGTTGACGCCGTAATGTCCGGCAGCTCCACCTGCAGCCCGTGCGGTAAAAATGGGCCGTACTCAGCCAGCCCCGGATTTGCCTGCAGAACCTGCTCAGTGACACCCTGCGTGCGCCCGTAATGACGCCAGCAAAGCGCGTCCACCGTGTCATACTGATGCGCACGCACTTTCATCAGATAAGCTCCACCGTACAGTGCGGTGCATCCTGCACCCGGCTGATGGCCCTGCGGGCATCACGCCACAGATCGCCGCTGGCCTCCGCCAGCGCCTCCCCTCGCTTCACGCCTGACGCCGTGGCGTCATAGTCCTGATAACGCTCATTAAGCACAGCGCGCGCCCAGCAAAAAACAGCGTTGTGGTAGTGCCGGATACGCTCGCTTTTACCATCCAGCATGTCCGCCGGAACCTCAGCCAGTGTCCGCCAGCCCAGCAACTGCTGGCGGTTGCGGAAGTCGTACAGCTCAGCGTTAACCTCAGAAATAGCCGTCAGTACAACCTGCTTTAAACGCGGCTGCGTCACCGTGCCGTCAGTGCGCATCACACTGCGAAATTCCGACAGGTCCACATCAGGCCAGAACGGCGTATTTTTGATGACCTCCGCCTGTTCCGGTGCCGGTTCGGGCGCAACAAACTTCATGCGGCTTTCTCCTGAATAAGTGGGCGGTGGACGGAATTTTGATGTGGCAGTGCCTTTCGCCATCCCGTGCCGCCCGTGCGCGGGGCACGTTCTTTAGCGACTGTCATTGCGCAGTCTGCGCTCCAGTTGCTGCTTTTCTTTTTTCACACCGCAGCGGGGATCAAGCTGCAGCGCATGGGTAAGGTGATTCAGGGCAGACGCCGGGTTGCTTTCGCTCAGTACAGCGCCGATGGCTTTATGCAGGCGCGCCCGCGACTGGTCCGGCATATCCAGATCGGTGGTCAGGTCCAGCGTCTGCAAAAGCAGATCGGCATCAAAACCGGCAGCAGCCAGCAGAGCGCTTTGCGCCGCATCTGCCATTTCTTCTGCCAGCACGGTCTGTACGTTACGGTTGCCCAGCGGCATCACCCAGCCATGGCGCAGCGCATGACGCCCGATTTCCAGCGCACCGGCATAATCACCGGCGTCGATACGCCACAGCATCACGTACATCAGCACGTCATCCTGCTGCGCACCTCCGGCAGCCAGCACGCCCTCCGCCCAGGCGGAATATTTCGGCAGCAGCTCCACCTTGATTTCCGCCTTTTTCACCGTGGACTGGACGCCCTTGAGGCGACGACGGTCTTCTGCCAGTTGCAGCAGCATCAGCTCATAGCCCGATGCATGGCGAACACTGCCGCCCTCTCGGGCGGCCTGTTCGGCCTGAATGCGCAGGCGGTGCTGCCGTGCGGGACTCAGGCTCATACGTTATTCCCCACCTTCCGGTGCCGCAGGCGCGCTGAAATCACCCATTTCGATGTTTTCCACCAGTGCCGCGCAGCGGTAGTCCTCGACCACATACGCCTCGTTAACGGATTCAAAGTTTTCAATCCGGTCACGTTTCGGATTGTCGATAACAGAACGGCGGCGGGTATCTTCCTGCCAGTAGATGGACAGGTTATCCAGTCGGGTGATCAGCAGCGCATTCGGCGGGAAGAACGGCGCACGCACGGCCTGCAGGCCCCCCATGCGTTTCTGACTGATGATCATATCGGCAGCCAGTTTTTCACTGTTTTCCTGCTCTTTGTTGATCAGCGGGAAATACTTGTCAGACAGAAGTTCACGACCACAGACAACAACCAGCTCGTCATCATCCTGATACTCCACATCGATCAGCTCGTTGACGGCATCCATCACCACAGCGTCAAGGTTTACATACTTACCACCCGGACCTACTTTTACCGGCTCCGCAGTAGTGGTGCCGTCTTCTGCGGTTTTACTGCCCATAACATGATCCGGCGCGTCTTCGCGGATTTTCTGTAACCAGCCTTTATTGACGTCCTGCAGCAACGGGTTTTCAGCACGATTGGAGGTTTTGGCGCGCTTCACGCCGTTAAAGCCGATCATGATGCGGTCCAGCGCCTGACGCTTGACGATGGCGTTACGGATACGCACCTGGAAGTCCTGGAATTTCGCCCACAGGTCCAGTTTTGCGTAGGTCAGCACCGTATCAAAGTTGGTCTGCTCACATTTGTATTCCACGTCTTCGATCAGCGTCGGATCGGTAGGCTCGCGCTCTTTGGTGGTGGTATCGGTGGTTCCGGCAATGGTGCTGCCAACGCCCAGCCCCAGCAGCTGCCCGGACTGCTCAGTGACTGGCGTGATGTTAATCAGCGTCAGGAAAGCGGCGGACTGCTGGATCTGGTCTTCCAGCGTCTGCTGCACGGACGGCTCCACGGTGAACTTGCTGGAGAGTTCTTCAACCTCCACACCGTTCAGGCGCGCCAGCTGCTGCAGGTAAGCGTTAAAGGCAAAGCGGGTTTTCTTCTTCATCGGGTTTTGTGCTCCATCAGCAATTGGTCAGAGTGTCAGCGGAGGCGTTACCGCCTGTTGCACGCTGGCGGTAGTCCTGGCGGCTGTCTTCATTGCTCAGCTTGTCCAGCAGTTCGTTAAAGGCTGTCTGTTGTGCCTGCAGGGCAATCTCCATCTCAGACAGCCGTTCTTCCTGCTCAGACAAGGATTTTTCGGTGCGCGCACTCAGGTTTTGCTGTTCAGTAGCGACCAGCTCCACGGCCTTATGCACATCAGAGAACCGGGCATCGTCGGACTGCTCTTTTTTGGTGAACAGCGCCGTGACGCGGGCAAACAGGGACGGTTTGTCATCCTGGGTTTCTTCCAGTTCGATCACCGTTTCCTCTGCGGCGGTAAAGAGATTAGCGGGGTTCTGCTTGCGGTTTGCCAGCGGGTTATGGGCTGCACTGGCGCTGAATGTCAGCATTTCCGTACCCAGACTGGCGGGATCATCAGTGGCAGCCAGGCCGACCAAGTAGGCTTTGCCCGTATCAGCAAACTTAGGGCTGACTTCCATAGAGGTGAATAATTTCTGGCCTTTTTTCACCAGTTCCACCAAGGACTCCGTTGGCTCAACGTCGGCATACAGTGCCATCTTGCCCGCCAGCGGACCTTCCGTGATTTCTTCAGCAAACAGCGCCGTCACCTTGCCGTAGCGGTTAAAGGTGCTGTCCGGCAGATAAGACTTGATGTGCTCAAGGTTAATCAGCGCGGTGTACACCGCCGGGTTGTAGCTGGCTGCCATCTGTTCCAGCCATTCACGCTGGATTTCGCGTCCGTCAGTGGTGGCACCTTCCACCCCGATGCGGAAACGCTTTGCTTTCACTGTCATGAGCCGTGCTCCGTTAGAAATAACTTACTGGAGTCTTATGTTTGCGGTGATGGGGGGAGTGAGACAACGCGCTGTATTTGTACGGTAAACCACACAAACCGCAGCCGGGGAAAGCCGCCATCCAAGGCCGTATGTTTGGGCCATGAACACGACACTGACCCCCGCAGACCTCGATCCCCGTCGGCAGGCCATGCTGCTGTACTTTCAGGGATACCGCGTAGCCCGCATTGCTGAAATGCTGGGCGAAAAAGTTGCAACCGTTCACAGCTGGAAAAAACGCGACAAGTGGGGCGACTATGGGCCGCTGGATCAGATGCAGCTCACCACCGCCGCACGTTACTGCCAGCTCATCATGAAGGAGCAGAAAGAAGGGAAAGACTTCAAGGAAATTGACCTGCTGGCGCGCCAGTCAGAGCGTCACGCCCGGATCGGAAAATTTAACGACGGCGGGAACGAAGCAGATTTAAACCCGAAAGTAGCCAACCGTAACAAAGGTCCGCGCAGGCAGCCGGAAAAGAACGTTTTCTCCGACGAACAGATCGAAAAGCTGGAAGAAGTCTTCCACGCCTCAATGTTCGACTATCAGCGTCACTGGTTTGAAGCAGGAAAAATAAACCGCATCCGTAATCTACTCAAGTCGCGCCAGATTGGCGCCACGTTTTATTTTGCCCGTGAAGCATTGATTGACGCCCTGCTGACCGGACGCAACCAGATTTTCCTTTCTGCCAGTAAGGCACAGGCGCACGTCTTTAAGCAGTACATCATCGACTTTGCAAAAGAAGTTGAGGTGGAGCTGAAAGGCGATCCTATGGTGCTACCCAATGGCGCAGCATTGTACTTTCTCGGCACCAACGCCCGTACGGCGCAGAGCTACCACGGCAACCTGTACCTTGATGAATATTTCTGGATACCGAAATTCCAGGAGCTGCGCAAAGTTGCCTCCGGTATGGCCATTCACAAGAAATGGCGACAAACCTACTTTTCCACGCCGTCCAGCCTGACCCACAGTGCCTATCCGTTCTGGTCCGGTGCGCTGTTTAACCGGGGCCGCGCTAAAGCGGACAAGGTGGATATTGACCTGACCCACAGTAACCTTGCGCGCGGCCTGCTCTGCCCTGACGGACAGTACCGCCAGATCGTCACCGTAGAGGATGCAGTGCGCGGCGGCTGTAACCTGTTCGACCTCGACCAGTTGCGCATGGAGTACAGCCCGGACGAATACCAGAACCTGCTGATGTGCGAATTTATTGACGATCTGGCGTCAGTATTCCCGCTCAGCGAACTGCAGGCGTGTATGGTGGACAGTTGGGAGGTCTGGACCGATTTTCAGGCTCTGGCGCTTCGCCCGTTTGGCTGGCGCGAAGTCTGGATCGGATACGACCCGGCGAAAGGCACGCAGAACGGTGACAGCGCCGGGTGCGTGGTGGTGGCACCGCCAACCGTGCCGGGCGGCAAGTTCCGCATTCTGGAGCGACACCAGTGGCGCGGGATGGACTTCCGCGCCCAGGCTGACGCCATTAAAAAACTGACCCAGCAGTACAACGTGACCTATATCGGCATCGACTCCACCGGCGTCGGCCACGGCGTGTATGAGAACGTGAAGGCGTTCTTCCCTGCCGTGCGCGAGTTCGTCTACAACCCCAACGTCAAAAACGCCCTGGTGCTCAAGGCCTACGACATTATAAGCCACCGGCGCCTGGAATTTGACGCCGGGCACACCGACATTGCGCAGTCTTTCATGGCAATCCGCCGCGCCACTACCGCTAGCGGGAACCGTCCGACCTACGAAGCCAGCCGCAGCGAAGAAGCCAGTCATGCAGATTTGGCCTGGGCAACGATGCACGCACTGTTTAACGAACCGCTGCAAGGCGAAGCCGCCAATACCAGCAATATTGTGGAGATTTTTTGATGGGCAAGAGGAATAAAAACTGCGCTGCAGCTGCGCATAATGTTCAGCACTGTGGCACAACGAAAGCAGAAACCTTCAGCTTTGGCGATCCGATCCCGGTACTGGACCGCCGCGAGTTGCTTGATTACGTAGAATGCGTACAGATGGATCGCTGGTATGAGCCGCCAGTAAGTTTTGACGGGCTGGCGCGAACCTATCGTGCGGCCGTGCATCACAGCTCTCCCATTGCGGTAAAACGCAACATTCTGACCAGCACCTTTATCCCGCATCCACTTCTTAGCCAGCAGGCGTTCAGCCGGTTTGTGCAGGACTATCTGGTATTCGGTAACGCCTATCTGGAGAAGCGCACCAACCGACTCGGCGGCATTCTGTCGCTGGAGCCATCACTGGCGAAATACACCCGCCGCGGGATCGATTTAGACACCTACTGGTTTGTGCAATACGGCCTAACCACGCAGCCCTACGAGTTCACCAAAGGCAGCATCTTTCACCTGATGGAGCCGGATTTAAACCAGGAGATTTACGGTCTGCCGGAATATCTGTCAGCTATCCCTTCCGCCCTGCTGAATGAGTCCGCAACACTGTTCCGCCGGAAGTACTACATTAACGGTAGCCACGCAGGCTTCATCATGTACATGACTGACGCCGCGCAGAACCAGGAGGACGTGAACAACATCCGCCAGGCCATGAAAAGCGCCAAAGGGCCAGGCAACTTCCGCAACCTGTTTATGTACTCGCCTAACGGCAAAAAGGACGGGATTCAGATCATCCCGTTGTCAGAAGTCGCGGCAAAAGATGAGTTTCTGAATATCAAGAATGTGAGCCGTGATGACATGATGGCAGCACACCGCGTGCCGCCACAGATGATGGGGATTATGCCGAGTAATGTTGGGGGGTTTGGGGATGTGGAGAAGGCAGCGAAAGTATTTGTACGTAATGAACTATTGCCTTTACAGAAGCGTCTAACTGAACTTAATTCTTGGCTAAACGATGAAGTAATTAAATTTGAAGCATATTCATATGATATAACCTAGATAACATAAAGGTTGAATTTAAAGACCATCTTATTCATATTTAAAACATAATAATTAAATCTCTCGCTAAGCCTGAAAATTCAAGCTTAGCGAACTCTGCACTTTACAAACCTTTTTCCACACCCTGAATATAAGCAGCAATCTTGGTTTTAGTCTTTGCGTCTTTGAAGTACCTATTAAATGAAAATGAAGCATCATCACGCTGGGCTTTTTCGACCATTGCACTTATATATTTTATCGCGGCAGGAACAAACGTAATTGCTTTTTGATAATTCAATCTATCAACGCCTTTAGCATCACAGATTTGTCCTACCGCAAATAACACATGATAAGCACCATCAATTAAAAACATATGCGCAGAATTGAACTTCTCCTCTTTCCTGATAGAGGATTGCAATAATTTCTTCTTATTTTCAATAAATGAAAGTACTTTGATAGAAGCCAGAAGCTCATCAGCCATTAATTCATCTGTAAATACAGTTTCATAAAGATCTGAGAAAATCCTCCCCCTATCCTTTTTAGCTACTTCAGGTAAATCTAGCGAATAAGCTAAATGAGCTTGTCCGGCACTCAAAGCATCAATTCTGACACTTTTAGGCTGGTTCGAATGCTGCCCATCCTTTCTATCATAAAAAAGCCCCATGCCCTCAAAAGCTTCCTCTAATTTTTTCTGAATATCATCATTAGAACGAAGGTCTCGACTTTTAATTGGAGTTTGACTGTTCGTTGACTCAGCAATAGCCAGACTAACTGGTTGAGATTTAGTTTCAATTATCCTTACTAATATTAAAACATCTTCCAGTCTTTCTTCGGAATTTAAGCTAGCTTCAAATAATGCATTAGATGTCTGCCCTCCATTCACGATTTGGATATTTTTTAATTCTACCAATGGAGCTCTTTTCCCTTTTATATAAGAAAAAGAGTCACAAGTTACAGTAATTCCATTATTCAAATACCAAAATAATGGGCTGCGGTCTGATAATGCAGTTTCAATTATGCGTCTGTTTATTTTATTTGTTCGACTTAAATAAACTCTTACATTATCATTAAAAATTTCTTTCCTAACCTCCTTTGGATTTTCAGGGTTTGTAATTATCCTTACAATTTCAGAAGCTTCAACAGTACATATTAACCCTCTAATACTGCCATCGGTACGGTCAAAATAGTCCTTATCCACTATCTGTAACTGCTCATCAATAACGCTATTCTTTCTTTCAACAAAATAATTAACAATAGTGTCCAAACTATGATGGTGAACATTGAAATATTTATATTTACTTAATGACGCATTGGCTCTTTCTTTTTCTCCGTTCTGCATTTCCATTGTGTTACCACAAAAGTGAACTTCAATGGAAGGATTACTTTTCTCAAGTGCAGCCCAAATTTCTTTAATTTTATTCCATAATATCGGATTGCAAGTTTTCTCGAGAGATTTATTTAAATCCAACAAGTCATCAAAAAATGACACTAACTTATCGATTTCATTGCTGGGAAAATTCTTTTTAGTATTCTCAAAGGTATCAGCATATTTAAACTGAAATATATGGATAGAATTCCTGCCATCACGGTCATCGACATAAACAGCATCAACACCTCTATCCATTGAACCATCAGTTATGGCATCTTCAGCTTCTTCATCAGATACATTTAGTAACGTTGCCACCATCAAAATTGGAAAAGCTTTTTGTGGTTTATCGATTCCATTCTCAGGATCCAAGTATGCTTGTACTTTGTGATGAAGTGTATTCCAATCTAACAAATTAGCCATCGAATCACTCTTACTTTTGGGATAATAGAAGTTAAAGAAATTTTACTGATTTTATACCCTGTGATTCGTATGGAGCAACTGAAACAATATTTGTTTATACAATTATACATATCAGCGCGCGCTCGTATCCCCGCCACGCCTGCCCACTTTATGTAGTGGTTTTCATGCACCTGCATGACATAAGCAAAAGCCCGCCAGTTCTGGCGGGCCTTATCAAAAACGATCCTCAAACGATCATGCGATCTCATGCGGCATAGACATGCACTACATAGCTAACGCCTCGCAAAGCTCGTTGTTCAACCTTGCTGACGCCAGAAGCAAGTTCAGACGCCAGCAACGTTCCTATTCCTAACTGGGGAGATCCATTGAGCGGTTGTACTCATGAGTACGGATTTTCGCCATCAACTCATCAGTCAGCTCCGAAACCCACTGGATAGCAAGCCGCTTCTCTTCATCATCGCACTCACTAGCCGCTACAAGCTTCACAAAAAAATCAATGCGCTGGAGCTTCAACGACTCCAAAAAATAGTCCTGCATTTTCCCCTCCAATCAAAAACAACTGTATATAAACACAGTATATAATTACCCATCAAATGTAAATTGTTTTTTTATGTTTCAAACAGATGGCTCAAGTGCGATGCTTTACAAGAGACAACGGAATGAGGAATAAATCGATGCGTAAAGCATGTATTGAACTTATGGCAGGAACTAACGCAGCCTGCCTGGTTGCAGGTGAACTAGGCACTGGCCGCTGTCTTTACTTGGTTGTAGTAATGGAAGACATATTTGGTAAACCTACAACAGAACAATGGCTAAAATCCTTAAGGCTCTGCGAGGCCAAGGCGGCTGAACTGAAGTATGAAGTTGCCCGCATTCGCGGCAAGAGTCTGGCTGGCTTGTAACCCTTCAAGCTAAGGCGCCTTAGTACCACTGGCGCCATTTATCATCTTCTTGCAAACGTTGATCCCGATAAAACAGGCGCAACCCTGCTCCAGATGGGATGCTACCACCACGCAAAAGCAGATCCACTTCCGCATTGCTTGCATCAAAGCCTCTGGAACTCAGTTCTGCCTTAAGCTGCAGGCGCCGCTGCTCCGAAATATTCTGTTTGTATACTGTTTTCCGCTTCGGTTTTACCAGTCTCAACCTGGCGGTAAGCTCCCGCCGTTCCTTCTGGCCCATGTTGTGGAGATATTCCTGCAGCTCCTTCTCATCCATGGTTTTAATATCGGGTAAATCACCTCCTGATTTGTTCAGATTTTCAACAGGGGGACAGTTATTGCCACGAGTCCAAGGGGCGCAAGCGCCCTGGTCGGCTGCCGCCTCCTGAACGTCAACGGCCTTACGAACCTTTTTCCACTTCATCGCGTGCGTGCAAATTTTGCCCTCTACAATCGGGGACCAGATGCCATAGATACGGATACCGTGATCGCCGTAGGCGCTCGGTTCGTCGTTACGCTCATAAGCTGTGCGGACAAGGTGATGTTTGCGGGGAACCAGTACACCGCCCTGTTTCATGATGTAGGTGGCAAAGCAACCCGCATCTGCAGCTGCCAGTACCGCATCCAGACGCGAATTATCCAGTACCGGCGCACCCGCTTTGCGTTCGCCCTGCACTCTCGCCGCCTGACCAGCCAGCAAGCGCAGCTCACGGTATGCCTGACGCCCCGGAATACCAAAGAAACGGAATTGCTGGACACGGTGCAGTGACGCCCAGGCGCTGACATGCTCGGCGCTGTCACGCAGTGATCTGCCGGTTTCTTTGCTGATTTCTTTAGCCAGCCCGCGCCCGTCGATGTTCTTACTGATGTATTTGGCGATGTAGCTGGTCGGCGTGCCCTTGCGCGGGTTGATTAGCTCGGACTTGAAGCGCGGCCCGGTATTGGTGCCCAGCTCCTCGCGGTCTTCACGGATGGCAAACTTACGCAGCAGCGCGGTGATGGAACGGCGGTCTTTTTTGCGCATGAAGCACAGAAGATGCCAGTGCACGGTGCCGTCATGGTGCGGCTCTGCAACGCGGACGCCGTACCAGCGCAACCCGGCCTTGTACATTGCCTTGCGGAAAGCGGCGAACGTATCAACCAGATAGTCACTGCTCTGCCGGACAGTGGCACTGGTCCACTTCGGATTAGGTCTGCCGTTGTTGAGGGTTGCGTGGAAGCGTGACGGGCAGGTGATGGTATAAAACACCGCGCAGTCTCCGCGCATTTCCGCGATCAGCTCCAGCCCCTTAACACAGGCCATCATTTCATTACGGCGGTGCGCCGGGTTGCTGTTGCTGGCGTTCACCACGTCTTCCATGTCCAGCGTGTCGCCGTCTTCGTTGATCAGCTCATGCGAGCGGAAGAACTCCAACGATTTGCGGCGCTGCTCGCGTTTGTGGATCACGGCTTCGTAGCTGACATACGGTGAGGCTTTCTTGTTGACCAGGCAGACGGCGCGCAACTGCTCCTCCCGCCACTCGCAGCGCATCTGCCACAATTTGCGATACCACCAGTCCGCGCACAGCATACGGGCCAGCGACGGTGGGATCAGTTCATAAGGCACCGGCTTACGGCGGCGCTTTTTGCGGCGCAACTGCTCAAAGGCTGGCGGGATGACCTCAAGGCGCATGGCTTCTGCAGCAACCCTTTCCCATGCCTGGCGGATTTCTTCTGGTTTAACATCGTCACTGACAAACAGATCACCGCAGGCCGCATCAAGACACATGCTCATATGTGCCGCAACCAGCGTGGATAGGCGTTTGACCTGATCCTGATTCATTTCAGGGAGTACCAGCAGCCCCTCCAGCCCGTCGTGGCTCGCCATGAACCGGAAAGACGCAGATACCTGGCTGTCACGCACGCGCTCCAGCCGCTCCAGACACGGCCTGATTGTTTCGCGCAGGTAGCGGGAATAAGCTTTTGCTCTGCCCAGGCTATGGAAATATTTAATCCGTTCAAGTAGCGGCTTGCTGATATGCGCCGGTTGGGCGCCCACATCGGCAATAATGACCAGATCGGGATTAAAACGCTGCTGCTCACGCGCCGTTTTGGCATGGCTAATCAGCCGATCCTGCTCCATTTCACGCTGGACAGGATCACGGGATTCATTGAAGAAATAGCGTTCCCAGACCTCATCGCTCAGCCTCTCACGGCGCAACTGCTCCTGCTCGTTATCCGCAGCGTAAAGAGCGATCAGGTTTGAAAGCGCAGACTCCGGCGCAACTTCCGCCGTGTCCAGATACGGGTTAACCGCTTTTTTTGGGGTATTCCATGGAAAGGCTGCGGCGGCCTCATTCGAGCCGCCGGTGGTTTGTACATAATGTAATGTGATTTTACTCACTGCCACGCCCGCACCTCAGTTTCCACCGAGATATCAGGACCAGACGCCAAATCAACACCAAACCAGCATGCTGATTTTGTGGCGATGATTTCTACTGCAGTTTTACTATCACCGGCAGCCACGCCCATGCTGCGCTTAGAGGTTATACGATGGCGAGTAAAATCACGATAAAGCGAACGGGTCAGAGACGTATCGCTGTTGGACACGATAACCGGATGACCTTCTGATGACCGGCGTTCAAGAATAGACGCCAGATGGAACTGATCATTCTCTGTAAAACCAGCTGTGTGATATCCGTTAAACGTGCCGTCATATGGTGGATCGCAATAGACAACATCACCCGTTTGCAGCAGTGCCAGTGTCTCGTCATAGCTGGCGCAGATAAACGTTGCGCGTTTTGCTTTTTCTGCAAATGCACGTATTTCGTTTTCAGGGAAGTACGGCTTTTTATAATTACCGTAAGGAACATTAAAATAACCGTCCAAGTTATAGCGACACAGTCCGCGATAACCATGGCGATTTAAATATAAGAAATACAATGCCCGTTCAATTGCGCCACCATGGCGCAAGTTAAACTCCTGTCTCGTCTTATAATATGCCTCTGGATCATTACGGGCTTCAAAAAGATATCTGCCCTCTTTGATGAAGTATTCAACATCATTCTTAATCACCTGATAGAGATTAATCAGGTCTGGATTAATATCCGCGACAAGATAATGAGGATAGTCTGTCTCTATCATCACAGCGCATGAACCCGCGAAAGGTTCAACCAGTCGCGGGCCTGCTGGGAGGTGTTTTTTCAGTTCTGCCATGATGGCGGTTTTATTACCCGCCCATTTCAGGATGGTGCTCATACAGCACCTCCGTTGTAGTGTTTGCCTTTCAGCTCTGCGATTTCCTGACAGGTGATGCAGCACTGCACGCCCGGAATGGCGCGGCGGCGTGCTGGCGGGATCGGTGCATCGCAATCAATGCAGAGAACACGGGAAACGCCCGGCGTTTTATTGCGGGCGGTATGGATGTGGCGCTGGCGTTCTTCTTCAACGCGCTGCTGTACGAGGTCCATTGAATCAGCCATCAGTGGATCTCCTGCGCTTCGTTCTGAATCTTCACCGCTTCTTGACGCAGCAGCTCAGCCGCTTCCGTGTGGTTAAGCTGACGTGACACGATATGGGCAGCCAAAGAGTCCAGACGTGCTGCCATCAAATCAGCGCGTCCACGGCGTTCTTCCATGCGCGCATCAGTCAGCAACTGATTAAGGCCAGCATCATCTGGTCCGGTTTTAGTGATACGGGTTTCAATATTTCGCATTGTTGTTTCTCCTGAATTTGGGCAATAAGAAGCCCGGCGGGTTTACGCCATTAATTTCTGTTGTGGGTTAATTCGGCATGGTTAGCCGTTTTGGAAATAAGCTCACCACTGCACGAAAATGATTCATTGCTTTAATCAGTTCCCGCTTTTCGTCAGTAGTCAGATCACTAATATTGACGCTATGACGTTCTGCTGGAATCTTTGCCATATAGAATATGGCTGCCAGTGCCCTCTCATTTTGTTTATTGTTAACATCCCTTTGGTCGCGCATATCTTCAATGAACCTTTCAAGCTCCGACTCAATATTCAGGCCGAACACTTTTGCGCGTAATTCAGCAATATGATTCAACCCATCCAGGCGTTTGCCGGGGCTTAATGGAACTGTCGCCACCGGGCCATCAATAGCCATTCCCCCTCCTATCTCGTCGTACATATACCTATTTGAAGTTGTGCCGGGAATTTTTTCACACGCCCGGCGCGTGCCTTAGTGGTAGACTATTTGCGCCAACAATCACCTACCCCTCGAAGGAGAAACCTGATGTCAGACTCTGACAACTTCCATGTATTGCCTCGTCCTGCCCCTGCACCTAAGCCAGAACCGGGGCAAGATAAAAAATAGGAATCCGGCATGACTAAACAAAGCTCCGAATATTTCCAGTTGCATTACTGCTATTACCTTGAGCTTATGACGGCGACACTTCACGGTAGGGCTGACAAATTGATGACTGCTATTCAGATTATTAGCGGTACTGCTGTCATAGCCGATACCGGGCTGGAATGGGTATTCGCTTTGCCCGTTGTTGTAATCGCAACAATTCAACTTGTGTGGCAACCCGCAATTATTTCCGAGCGTGCTAGCGTACAAAGCCGTCAGTACGGTGAATTGCTTTATGCTGGGGATGAATTGACCCCGGAACTGATTGCACAAAAATTGAAAACACTGCATCACTCTGATTCCGCACCTTTCGGTTCTTTGTTAAATCCAGCCTACAAAAGAGCAGCTATTGCATGTGGTCGGTCTGACGACACTAAGCTCAGCTTCCAGGAAAAGCTTTTCGCCTGGTTTGCAGGATGCCTGCCACGTTAAAACTTAGACGTTGTAGCAATCTCTTTTTACCTATTCCCCGGACAGCCTGCTGCCGGGGAGACAGTTCAATACATGGATGCCACTTTTTTCCGCAAGGTAAATAAATCCAGCCGTGACCGTAGTGCATTGCTGGGCTTTGCTTAACGAGAAGTGATGCAAAAGATGGTTCTCTAGTCAGCATAGCCACCTCAGATCAGACCGAATGAAGCGCCGAGGCCCGTCACGGTATCCACTGTGCTTGCCATCGCCGGGTTAGCCTGCAAACGTGCCTGTATGGAAACGGCAGCCAGTGCCATTAGGCGAGTAACAGAGTTGATGCTACTGATAACATCGCGGCGGCCTGCAGTAGTTTTCACATCACCCGATACAGCACCGGCAGCAATACGTCCGATTTCAGCAGTAGCGCTCATGACGTAGTGTGGCAGCTTCTCTTTTGCCACTTCGTTCATCGGCACACATGGCAGGCAGTGAATTTGTGCCAGGAAGCCATCAACCAAGGTAGAGTCCTCAGTCAGATCGGTAAGCAGCCAGATTTCAGGCGGCGTGAGCTGATGCGGCTGCTCCGGGTTCAGTTTGTTGCGCAGAGTCTGGACGTTCATTCCCGCGCGTTCTGCCAGCTTTGCCATGTTGTGATGCAACGCGAAAGCCCGGCAGGCTTCGTCAAAGTGCGGATGTTTGGAAATCTTGTAATCAAACATGATACCCCCTCAGAAAGTTCGCATAATGGAACTTACTGACCAACAACAACGTTGTAATTGAAGGCTGACTGTTCCATGTTCTTACGCGCCTGATCTCTTTTGTATTTGAGATAAAGAATGAAGACACGGCCTTTATTTTTTTTTTTCAATGTAGTTAGCAAGTTTACCGTGATGAATCATCTGATAAACCGAGCCACGGGAGTACCCCTCCCATTCTGCGAACTCTGCTGGCGTAGCTATGACTTTTGGTACACGAATTGAAATCTCAGTACTCATAGTGCACTATCTCTTAGTTTTTTAAGTTTTAGCTGGTTTTAGGTTACTTTACGGGATTCCCCAATTCGGGAGTTAGCTGATACTACGATCACTTTATGTGGTCGTCAATGGAGTATTTGATGATTAACATACACGCAGGTCCCAATTCGGGAGGAAGAGAAGCAATTGAAAGATTGCTGAAAGCGTATGGATTTACCACTAAGCAAGCCTTGGCTGATCACTTAAAAATATCTAAAAGTACAATGGCAAACAGGAACTTACGCGATAGCTTCCCTGCAGAATGGGTAATTCAATGTGCTTTAGAAACAGGCGCGTCATTGCTATGGCTAGCAACAGGGCAAGGAGAAATGTTCGCCTCACAAGACCGTGAAAAAAATCCCGTAAACGAATCATCGATCACACTTCGTCCACTTTCGAAGATTGTGGCTCCAAGTCTTAAGCAAGCAGAGCTGAAGAATGGCGAATTGAAAGCAGAAGGTGAGATTTTGCTGGATAGGAGCTTGGTGGATGGAGAACCAAATGATTCATTATTCATTAAAACGCAAGCCGATTGGTTTGTTGTAGATACATCTGTGAAACAAATTAGCAACGGCTACTGGCTTGTTGATATGGATGGGGTTAAAAGCATCGTCAAGATTGCTCGCGTTCCAGGCAATAAGATTGTGGTTCACCAAGATGAAACATCCTTTGAGTGCTCCGTGGATGATATTGAAGCCATCGGTCGCGCAGTTAAAGTGATCAAGAACCTTTAAACCATGACGATCAGAAAGCAGCCTAACGGAAAATGGTTGTGTGAGTGCTACCCAAACGGGCGTGACGGCAAGCGAGTGCGCAAACAATTTGCGACAAAAGGCGAGGCCATAGCATTTGAAAATTTCACTATGGACGAAGTGAACAAAAAACCATGGCTGGGGGAAAAGGAAGATCGGCGGCGTTTATCAGAATTGATTGAGCAGTGGCACTCCCTTTACGGCCAGACGCTCGCGGACCCCAAACGCCTGATGGCGAAACTGCACATTATCTGCAATGGGCTGGGCGATCCCATCGCCTCTGAATTAACCGCCGGTGACTTTACGAAATATCGTGAAGCACGATTAAAAGGCGAGGTGCGTAACGAAGATGGCGCGCTAATGTCGCCAGTAAAGCCCCGCACGGTAAACCTTGAACAACGCAACCTATCATCCGTTTTTGGCACACTGAAAAAACTGGGCCACTGGTCAGCCCCTAACCCGCTCGCCGGGCTGCCAACGTTCAAAATCGCAGAGGGGGAACTGGCGTTCCTGGCCCCGGACGAAATTAAACGCCTGCTTGATGCCTGCGCAGATTCTCAAAGCCCCAGCCTGCTGATGATCACAAAAGTTTGCCTGGCTACCGGTGCACGATGGAGTGAAGCCGAAAATCTGCAGGGCCATCAGTTATCAAAATACCGGATCACCTATACCAAAACCAAAGGCAAGAAAAACCGAACCGTACCGATATCTCAGGAACTGTACGATGAACTCCCCAAAAACAGAGGGAAGTTATTCACGCCATGCAGAAAAGCCTTTGAACGCGCAGTAAAACGAGCCGGTATTGACCTGCCGGAAGGCCAATGCACTCACGTACTGCGCCATACGTTTGCCAGTCATTTTATGATGAACGGCGGAAACATACTGGTATTGCGCGATATTCTGGGTCATGCAGACATAAAAATGACGATGATTTACGCCCACTTTGCGCCCGATCATCTGGAAGATGCCGTGACAAAAAACCCGCTTCATAACCTCAACTGGAACCGCTAATTGATGGCGGCACTTTGGCGGCAAAGACTTAAAATCGCATAAAATCTGACAAACACAAAAACCAATAAGATAATGATTTTAAAAGTAAATATCTGTTTTTGTTAGTGTGAAAATGGTATGTAGGAATTTCGGACGCGGGTTCAACTCCCGCCAGCTCCACCAAATATTGATGTACTGAAGTTCAGTAAAGTCTACTAAGCCCGTATAGCACAAGCTCTGCGGGCTTTTTTACGTCCATTGCCGCCTGGTGAGGATTGCAGAGAACCTTACGGACACTGGAGTCAAATGACGCGGTGGGTAAAGCGGCTGCGCGATGGGTGACAGGGCAAAACGCCAAAAGTCTCACCAATAACTCCTGAAAGAATTGGAATACGAGAGTCAAAGAAAATAGAACACTCACTGAGAGTCCTGCCTGGCTGGGGCAAAGCTCGCAGTCAGACTGTCGAGCATAAAGATAAGCAGTTGCCCGTGAGACGCCAGGATGTTGGGCTACGGTATCCATAGATTTGCGAAGATTCAGCAGACCTTCTTTGCGAAGCTTTAATGATCAATTCTTTTCTGTCAGCTGCTTTAAGCGTCCTGGCCGTAGTGGCACGAGCAGCGGCGAAACTATCTATGCGCTGTCGAATGGTCTCTGTTCCTCCAGGAGCAATATTTTCTCACGGAATTTTTTATTACCGTAGGCGTTATTCAGCGTAGTCCGAAGACGTGATCCTGCTCACCCAGTCAAACATAACTTGCATATGATTGCCATTGGATGTCCTCACACCAACCTGACACGCATTTACGCCTGTCGTTTTGCCAGTCAAAACCTGTCCATACTTCATATAGATTTTGATACCGACTCCCTGTTTATAGCACTTATTGCAAATCGAGAAATAATCTCTTCTCGATGGAGTATATTGCTGAAGATTAAATTCGTCAGTCGGCATCAGCGAAAGATTAAAAGCGTCATTACCTGATAATTCTTCAAGAATTGCCAGAGACTCTAATTTAACTTCAATGCGCTTATTTCCTTTAGGTTTATCCGAAGCCAGAATCAAATTTTCCCTCGGATTAAACTTCGCAATGTAGCCTATGATTATCCGGGCATTATTACTCACCAATCGAACAGGGATATCATTAAAACGTAGAAATTGAACTCGACGAGCAAGCATAGAATAATCCCGCGGCCATATTTCAGCCTCTCGCCCGTAGGAAATATCATTTACAGCCATACATTCCATAAATATATATTCATCTATGCTAAATGAAAAAGCCCCGAATTCACGGGGCTGAATAAAACGAAATAAATTAACGTAACAGAGACAGCACGTTCTGCGGGACCTGGTTAGCCTGCGCCAGAACGGAAGTACCGGCCTGCTGCAGAATCTGCGCGCGAGACATGTTGGAAACTTCGGTCGCGTAGTCGGAATCTTCGATACGGCTACGCGCTTCAGACAGGTTGTTTACGGTATTGCCCAGGTTGGTGATAGCAGAGTTGAAACGGTTTTGTACCGCACCCAGATCAGAGCGCAGCGCATCCACCTGCGCCAGCGCGGCATCAATTTTCTGCAGCGGGTTTTCGGTGGTTTTAGCGGCTGCTTCCGCCAGCTCTGGTTGTGCTTTGAAATCATGACCAGCGGCTTTGCTGGCATTGTAGGTTTTACCGTCGATAGTAACGACTTCGGTTTTACCGTCTACGCCACCCAGTTGGTTAGCCGCTGTTTTGGTAGTGCCGTCAGCAGCAGTATAACTTGTGGTTTTAGCTTTAATTGCTCCTGTCGCTTCATCGTAATCTGCGGCGTAATACTTATCGCCAGCTTTAAGCGCATAACCGCCTTCAATTGTCTTACCATTTTTATCGGTATAAGACATTTTGACCAACTCAGCGCCATTAGCATCGGTAGCGTCAACGCCGCCAGCAATTAAGGCATTTTTAGCATCTGCTGAAACAACTGCCGGTGTATCTTTTAACTCCTGTACTTCTGTTTTAGTTGTCGCACCAGCAGGCATTGTGGTTTTAGTTGCGCCAGCCGCAAGGGTTACTGTACCGTCAGTAGCAACGTTAACTTCATAATCGCCATTTTTGGCGGCATCAGCACCAGTAAAGCCACCAATAGTAACAAAGTACTTGTTATTATCTGCGTCAAATTTAACCGCACCACCGGTTACAGAAGCCGTACCATTCGTACCACCCGTAGCCGCTTTAATAGCTGCATCATCAAGACCCGATACATCCAGTGTAGTACCATTATTGGCATAAGCTTTCGTTGTTACTGCTGTATCTTTCACATCATACGCTTTCTGCACGTTCAGTGAGTCCAGACCCAGGGTCTGAGAGTTGATCTGCTTCAGATCGATATCGATAGTTTCACCGTCGTTGGCACCAACCTGGATGGTCAGGGTGTTGTCCTGCGCCAGGACTTTCACGCCGTTGAACTGAGTCTGGCCGGATACACGGTCGATTTCGTTCAGACGCTGGGTAATTTCAGCCTGGATAGAGTCGAGGTCAGACTGGGAGTTAGTGCTGTTAGCAGACTGAACCGCCAGTTCACGCACACGCTGCAGGTTGTTGTTGATTTCGTTCAGCGCGCCTTCAGTGGTCTGCGCAATGGAGATACCGTCGTTAGCGTTACGGGAAGCCTGAGTCAGACCTTTGATGTTCGCGGTAAAACGGTTAGCAATCGCCTGACCTGCCGCATCGTCTTTCGCGCTGTTGATACGCAGACCAGAAGACAGACGCTCGATAGCGGTGCCCAGTGCGGACTGGGATTTGTTCAGGTTATTCTGGGTCAGCAGCGACAGACTGTTAGTGTTGATTACTTGTGCCATAAAATTTTCCTTTTGGAAGGTTTTTGATAACCAATGTTATGCCAGGCTTACCTGTGTCATCCAGGTTATCGACACTTGAGGCATAAACTTTACTACTTTTTCTGTCTGTAATTGCTTACACCTAACAGTTTGATTAAAAAGCCTTTCTATGTGAACGCAGTGTCTGCTAGTGTTTTGAGCGATATCGTCTATAGCTGGATGTAACATAGGCCTTATCGTGAGCGCGCTACACTATATATGTTAATGCGTTGAATTTTTTCTCTTTTTAATTAGATGCTGTCTTTTTCGTATACCCTTCCGGTTTATTTATGCCATACGCCTGTATTACGAAAATGTTATATCCATCCTGTTGTAATTTTTATTTTAATTCATTCGTTTTTTATGCGGCTTGCCGGAAAATATCTGTATAAGGTAGATACGCCAATACCAAAAATAATAGCTAGTTGCTGCCGAGGATGGCCTTTCTCTAATAGCCGACTAATCTGTTCCTGTTCATGTTTGTTGATCGCCCGAGGGCGCCCTCCCAGTCGTCCTTGCGCTCTGGCGGCAGCCAGTCCGGCAAGGGTTCGCTCGACGATTAATTCTCGCTCCATCTCGGCCAGTGCTGACATTACATGAAAAAAGAATCGCCCCATCGCGCTACTGGTATCAATACTATCGGTTAAAGAATGGAAGTGAGCTCCACGTTCATGTAATTCTGATATTAACGCCACCAGATTTTTCACGCTACGGCCCAGTCTGTCTAATTTCCAGACGACAAGAGTATCGCCTTTATTTACATACTTTAACGCCCGTTTCAGGCCGGGGCGGTTTGCAATCTTGCCACTGATACGGTCTTCAAAAATGCGGTCACAATTTGCACTAGTAAGCGCATTACGCTGTAAATCGATATTTTGGTCAATTGTTGACACCCGAATATACCCAATAGTAGCCAT